AAGAAATGGTTGGAAGATCACTTCGACCACAAGACCGCAGTTGACAAGAACGATCCACACCTGGACAAGCTCAAGGAACTGGAGAAGCACGACCTCGCTGAGATCGTGGTGTTCGACGGAGTGGGTGCCGAGATGTTCGCCAAGCACGCCTTCGACTTCGCCGATCAGTTGATCCGTGAGAAGACCAATGGCAGATGTTTCGTGGAGAGTGTGGAGTGCATGGAACACGGAGCTAACAGTGCCATCTACGCAAGGAAATAAATTCATATTCGAAACTGTGATTGTCCAGTACGACAATCAACAGGTTAGGATAAACCTGTATGACACACCATTGGGCAAGAGATTCCTCGATGCACTGAAAGACAACATCATCAAGAAAAGGATACTTGAAAAGAACTTCTGTTTCCTGGGGTGGGCGGATTCTGAAAGGGATCTGGATTTTCTAGTGGGAGAACTGAACAAAAGTATCAAGCAAATAAACTCTTTCGATTTCAACCCACCCTACGTTAGAATCCATCCTTTTGTCAGTGACGACTTCCAATATAGCAGTAGTCTTCCCATCGGTAAGGCACCGGACGGGGACATCACAAAAACACCAGGCAAGAGATTGAAACACGAGGCCTGCAATATGCTCCACAGGTACTTTGAGGACTTGCAGGGCACGGCATGGCAGTTATCACCTTACTACCGACAGGCAGATTACAAGACCAAATACGCGATCAGACAACTCAACAACATCTGTCATGAGATAGAGAGTTGGGTGAACGCCGATCGAAAGGCGGCCATCGAACCGGAATGGATGAGGCCATCACAGATAACCACTTTCCTGAACGCACCCAGGTATGACCTACATCAAGAAGATTATGATCTTTTCAAGGTGAATAGATATGACAGAGAACTGGGAGGTGTTTATCTACACTGGAGCCAAGTGGGTAAGACCTTGTATGAGGTGTTCAGGGACGAAGGAGCACCAAAGATGAACGATGCCTTGTGTAGTGAAATAAATCATCAGAAATACTACTCCGGAGAATTCGATATAGAGTGGGGTGACACTATCACGGAATCCACACACGATTTCAAAAAACAGGAAATGGACGAATACAGAGCATGGCTCGAGAATAACGGGTATGACTGGAATGACCCAAAACTTTCACTGGGTTACATCAAAATAGGACAGGTGGACATGAAATTGGCATTCGGGCAAAAATCTTTTCTAGATGTGTATGATGTAATGAAGCACAACTTAAATATCACAGGAATACACATAATTGGAACACAGAGCTGGCAAAATTCATATGACTACAGGCTTGGAGATGAGATGTGGCAAAAGATACAAATGCAGAACTTGAAGGAAGGCTATGAATCACGTAGTATGCGTTAAGTGGGGCAACAAGTACATAGCCAAGTACGCCAACGTGTTGAACAGCATGGTGCGGAGACACACCACGGTGCCCTACCAGTTCCACTGCCTCACAGATGATCCCGCAGGTCTCGACCCAGATATAAATGTCATAAAATTGCCAAAAGATCCCTGGATCAAGTCATGGTGGAGCAAACTGTGGATGTTCGCACCCGAGATGCCCGTCAAGGGCAACATCTTGTTCTTCGATTTGGATGTAGTGATATTTGACAACATCGATATACTGTTCACACATCAACCAGGCAAGTTCATGATCATCAGGGACTTCAATAGGTGCAGGGTCAAGGACTGGAAACTATCCAACAGCAGTTGCATGAGATGGGAGGGCGGCAAACTTGAATATTTGTGGAATGAGTTCAAAGATAACTCCGCAAGAATTATGCAACAAAATCATGGTGATCAAGACTGGATAACCAAGAGAGCAAAATCAGACATCAATCATTGGCCCGACGAATGGATCAGATCCTACAAGTGGGAGATGGTGGGATTGAAAGACACCAAACTCTTGACCAAGGACGGCAAGAAGTGGTTCAGAACCCCGGCCAAGATCGAACCGGGTAATCGCGTGGCAGTTTTCCACGGTATACCAAACCCCATGGAGTGTGCTGACCAGTTCGTGATTGACAACTGGAAATAGTCATCCTATAATAAAGAATGAGCATCGGGGAGAAAAAGTTTTACGAAGCCGCCAAGATCAAGCGTGTTAGGGCACACCTGGACGAGATACCCGAGGACTGCGGCTACGAGAAGAAGTTCCGATACAACATCGACATGAACTCGAACGGCATCATGGGCGACTGCATCGAGTGGTGCCAGGTCAACTGCGAGGGCCGTTGGGGTTGGTGGTTCAACAACAAGGAGCAATACAATCTCAATTGGCACAACTGGGAGGACCAGGACGCCTACATGAGTTTTGAAAAGAAAAAGGATGCCACGCGCTTCTGGCTGGCCATCGGAGTCAACAACATGGGAAACAATGAGGGGGCCTACGTGAAATGACGGTAATTACTAGTATGAAACTATTTGAGATTACAGATGCGGCCAAACAGCAGATAGAACGACTTCTGTCTAAGAACCCTGGCAAGTGGGCTGTGAGCCTGGCGGTGCTGGGTGGTGGATGCGCGGGCTTCAAGTACGAATGGGGATTCGCTGACACCAAGGAGAGCATAGGTGATGGTGATCACGTGGAGGACTGGGGCAAGGGACGTTTCGTGGTGGATGAGACATCAATGCTTTACGTGGCAGGCACCCGGATCGACTGGATCGAGGAGACATTCGGATCACAGTTCGAGATAAGCAATCCCAACTCGACTTCCGCATGCGGTTGTGGGGAGTCTTTTGGCATCTGATGGACACCGCGTTCATCATAGGCAATGGTGAGTCCAGGAACATTTTTCCAATACAAAATTTGAGGGGCAAGGGCGTGGTGTATGGGTGCAACGCCATCTACAGGGACCATCCAGACCTGTGCGATCACATAGTGGCGGTGAATCCTCCCATGTACGATGAATTAAAACAGTGGCACGATGCCATAGACAAGGGCACAAAGATACACAGCATACAGGACATCAGCACATGGAACTACATCTGTGATGGAGACAGTGAGCATGATGTCCCCAAAGGCCTCAAACTGTACAGGATATGGCGTGGAGGCAACCTTAAGAAAGGTGGCAAGGTCAAAACCAATGACTTCAGTCAGGCACGTGGATCAGGGTGCAGTGCGGTGCTGATGGCGGCCGAATCTGGAATCAAGAATGTGGTGATACTGGCGTTTGACATAATGGGTGCCCAGCAATGGGAGATGGAGACCCCCAGCAGGATACAGAACAACATCTACAAGAACACTGCCAACTATCCAGGACGTGAAAGCATGAAGGCCTATCTGAAGTACGAGTGGATGTATCAACTGCGACAGACTTTCAGGAGATTCCCACAAACGGATTTCTATTTCATCAACCGCAGGGAGTACCTACAAGGTAACCCGTTCCTGCGTTGGTACTTCGACCAACCAAACATAAAGTCGGGCATATACGCCGACCTACAGAGATGGATAACGGGCGAGCGTGATCTCATACGCTGGACAAAACTATAGGGTCTTGGAACTGCTGGCGTCCAGTTGGTAGATCCGCCTCATCTTGACACCCACTGACTGCGCGAACTTCTTGGAATCACACTGGTGGCACACGTGCTTGTATTCGTTGGATGCCCTCTGCACGTCAACCCTGGACTTTGGCCTCATGAATATCGTGGAACAACTGTCGCAACGGAAAACATATATGGTGTAGGTGCGTCGGAAGGTGTGTGGGACACCCAGTTTGCTCTGCCTCTTGTGTAACCTGAGCGTTTTCAGGGTCTCTATGAACATATTCGTATTTAATAAATACTAGTAATCAGATTATGGCGAGACTAAACATAGACACAGGAACAGCGGGAAATCCAGCAACGGGGGACACGCTACGAACGGCGATGACCAAGATCAACACCAATTTTGAGGAAGTTTATTCTTTGGTAAGGGACGGTTCATCTGGTCTTATAGCAACGGACGTTACAAACGGTGACCTTAAACTGCAGGCTAACGGCACAGGAATCATAGAAGTGGATCAACTACAGATCAACAACAGCAGTATAACACCAATTACAACAAACGCTGACCTGACACTTACACCAAATGGAACAGGCAACATTGTGCTTGATGCTATAACTGTTTCTGATAACAAAATTTCAACTAATAGTTCAAATGCTGACCTCGAACTGGATGCCTCAGGCACAGGTACGGTGAAAATAAAGGCTCCATTAGTTTTGGATTATTCAGAAAATGATGGTTCCACAACAACAATAGATATAACCAAACCAGTAGCAATACTTGAAGGTTTATCAAGTGGAGCAGATGCGGTAACATACACGGTACCTGATGGTCTTTCCAAAGGACAAATTTTATATCTTGTCAAGGGCGGCGACGGAAGCGGATCAAACGTTGCTAGACATTCCAGCATTGATGTTACATTTGGAAAATTAGCATTGAACAGTGGTAATATAAGAACTAATGAAACTATTGATGACATTTTCACAGATACCACAGCAGTTAGAACCTGTATATGGAGAGGTGATGGTTGGAGTATAGATTCAACAATTTAAAATAGATGGCACAGACAGTACTAAACGTAGGATCAAACGCAAACGACGGCACAGGCGACACGCTGAGATCAGCCATGATCTCCATCAACTCCATGTTCACGGAGTTGTACGCGGCATCACCGGTCACTTCACAGATCACCATAGAGGGTAACGAGATCAAAGCCAACCAATCCAACGCCAACCTCAAACTTTCAGCGTCAGGCACGGGCGTGATAGAGCTGGAGGGCATACAGATCAGGGACAACCACATAGAGGGCACGAGATCCAACGAGGACCTGTACCTCACGGCATCGGGCACTGGTGATCTCATATTAGGTGCACTACGACTACACGGCACAACCATCAGTTCAGACGATTCTACTGCTATCAAGATCGCGGAGACACTGCAGGTCAACACCATAACATCAGATGATTCCAGCGCAATACAGTTGGACGATTCACTGAATGTAAGTGGTAGTACCACAACACAGGACCTTGTTGTCAGAGGTAATTTTTCGACGAACACTATCCAATCAGACGACTCCAGTCAGATACTGATCAACGATGCCGTGAGGATCACGGGCACACTGAACTCGCCTATCATCGTCACCAATGAATTGAGCAGTGATGACAGTTCCGCCATACAGATCAACGACAACGTCAACATCTCAGGCACACTAAAGGCCGGAAGCATCGAAGGACTGACTACTTTGACACATGGTGACACAGCGGATGGAACGTTGACCACATCAAGTTCTACAACCTCCAATGTGGACACTTTCGCAGTGTCGACATACAGATCCGCCAGGTACGATATTTCAGAGTCGGACAGTACCAATAGCAGGTACTCACTACACTCTATACACGTGACGCACGACGGATCCACAGCCTACATGACATCCTCTGTCGTGAGCTCAACTGGATCAAGCACATCAACATTCACAGTGGACATAGACAGCGGCAACGTGAGGCTGAGGGTCACACCACTGTCCAGCGACAGCACCACATTCAAGTTCATAAAGACCATCATCAACGTGTAACAAATCACATCAGGTTTATAAAATACTTGCTAAATATTCCTACAAACTAGGAGATTAAGCCAATGGCAAGACAGACCATCAACATAGGATCAACAGCAAATGACGGTACAGGTGATCCGTTAAGGACCGCATTCGACAAAATCAACGACAACTTCGCAGAATTATACGGCTCAGACGATGACTCGAACACGTTAGCCGGTAATCTCGACATCAACGGGTGGAACATAGTTTCAACTAGATCAAACGAGGACATCCGTATATTGCCAGCAGGCACGGGCGGTGTCATCGCTTCCGCAGTGAGGATAGCGGGCACAACAATCAGCTCTGATGATTCAACACAGATCACAATAGCAGAGAACGTGCAGACCACAGGAACGTTGAATGTTTCAGGTGCGGCGACCATAGATGGCGCACTATCATCTGGGACCAGTCTCACTTTGGCCACAGGAGCCACAGTGACAGGCATCGACAATGGAACACTGGCAACAGGCAGTGCCACTCTACTGGCCACGCAAGGCGCTATCAAGACCTACATTGATGCACAGAACACGGCACAGGACCTAGATTTCGCCTGTGATGATTCCACAGCACTGAGCATAGATCTTGACGACGAGGTTATGCAGTTCTCTGGAGGCAATGGTATCAACACTTCCGGATCAGACAACACGGTAACCATATCAGTGGACACGGGCACAGTGGCCACACTGACTGACACGCAGGTGCTGACCAACAAGACATTGACCGCACCCACCATAAACGGTGCCACTATGACGGGCAACGTCACCGTGGACAACATAACACTTAACGACAACATCATATCATCTGCCTCTAACGCAGACCTGATACTTGATCCCAGCGGGACTGGTGACATCAAACTCACAGCAACCAGCACGGACATAACAGGCAACGCATCAGTTTCAGGAACACTCAGCACCGCTGACATCACCACAACTGGAAACCAGACCATCTCAGGTTCACTGACCACAGGAACATTCAACGTGGGTGACTTGAACATCAATGCAGACGGCAAGATCTCAACGGACACCAACGGAAACATAGACCTGGATCCATCTGGAACGGGCGCCATCAACCTCACGGGACCAACTAACGTCACAGGCACTGCCACAGTGACCGGACAGTTGAACGTGGACAACCTGAGGATGGATGGCAACACCATCAGTTCAACGTCAGGTGGAGTAACTATCACAGCACCTGCAGGACAGAACGTGGAAGTAGGCGGGGCCAACGTCAAACTCACAGCCACTGAGGCCAACTTCACATTAATGGAAGCAACGACCTTGAGGGCGGACACTATACAGAACGACACGTCAGATGGCGACATCACGATCAGCACACAGGGTACTGGTGTGATAGACCTCAACACTGCCACACAGTCAACAGTAGGATCAGCGGGGGGTGCCAGCGCACTGCCGGCCACACCTACGGGCTACATCAAGATCAAGATAGCGGGCACAATGAGGGTGATACCGTTCTACGACGAGGCGTAACAGCACGTAGAACATAGTCTCATAACAGGACAAATATGAAGAGACGTCACGACAGGAGAGGAAGATCACCACGATCAGAGATCGCGCGGCTGGAGGAGGCCATACGTCGAGAATCAGACAAGGTAGAACGAGAACGCCTGAGACAGCACAGAGAACACTGGATCCGTACGCAGAATTCTAACCACTGATCGCCAATAAATACCCTTGTAAGGAGTAAGTTTTGATGGCAACACCAGTGTGGACAACCACGGCAGGCAAACTGGCATCTATAGATGAACAAGTGGCATACAGCCTCCAATTGGAGGCGAACACGAGCGACTCTACGGCCATAACTTACTCGGTGATCGCAGGAAGCCTGCCTTCTGGAATGCAGGTTACCACAGATGGACTGCTTACAGGAACCCCGGCCGAGGTTGCCAAGAGAACTCTTTACACCTTCGTCGTGCGAGCCACGGCCGGTGCCTCTATCACAGACAGGACATTTTCTTTGGACGTTAAAGGAGCGGACGCACCCACGTTCACCACAGCGTCTGGAACACTGGAAATGGATGATTCAACGCGTGTGGGACTGTACTGGGTCCTAGATGGATCACGTGTTTCCATTCAGATCGAAGCCACTGACACGGACACCGAAGCGGGACAGACTTTGGTATACGAGATAGTCAAGGGTTCACTTCCGCCTGGTGTAACCATGACCAAGACGGGACTGATATCAGGCGTTGTAGAACTTACCGAAGCAGAAAAATCAATTCCACGTGGTGGTTTTGATGGGATAAATGACGACTACGATGATGTGGTGTACGATAGGACAGTCACCACCAAGAGTGTGAGTAAGAATTTTGATTTCGTCATCCGGGTCTCGGATGGCACCAGTAGCGTGGAACAGGACAACTCCATATTCGTGTACTCGGCCGACTACTGGAGGATAGACAACACAGACATAACCATAGACATGGACACCATTTCCGGTTTCCCTCTCACAATAGATTACAGTGCCAACAGGAGACCCATATTCACCACTGGCAGTGACCTAGGCACATTCAGGCACGACAACAACGTGGTGATCAAGATCGACGTGGAGGACTTCGACCCACTGCAGGCAGACCTAGAGTACTCGATACAGTCCGGATCACTGCCCACCGGATTACAGATAGACATAAACTCTGGCGAGATATACGGCACATTGCCTAGGCAGTCAGCGGTTGAAGTGGACTACACTTTCACAGTGCGTGCCAACAGGACAGTATCGCCTGGTGTGAGTGTGTTCACCGATCAAACATTCACTATGAAAGTCATAGGAGAAATCGACATCGGCATAGCGTTCACAACGCCAACTGTGGTAGGAACTCTCACAGCAGACATTCCAAGTCTACTGTCCATAGAAGCGGTCGCCGAGGAGACCAACAGGGTCTTGAGCTATTCGGTGACCTCAGGATCACTGCCCACAGGCATCACACTGTCCGAGCAGGGCAATCTCATAGGGACGATAGACCCCAGTGACTTCACTGACTCCACGAGATCCTACACATTCACCGTGACCGTGAGCGACCAGTACCAGTCGGCGGCGACATCAAAAGCATTCACACTGAACATTGATATACCTTACACTAAGATCGAGTACGGCAACATGACGGGACACGCCACGTCATTCATAGATCAGAACATATTCTACAACATAGCACAGGATCCCAACATCAACTCAACTGACTACATATATCGACCAGAAGACACAAACTTCGGTATGAAGCTCAAACCCGACATGCTGATGATGGCAGGACTGGAGGCACAGACCCTGACCGCTTTCCAGCAACAGATGGAGCAGAACCATGCTCCCAAGACCTTGTACTTTGGTGATCTGAAGACTGCCGTCGCCAAAGAGGGCACCACGACCAAGTACGAAGTTGTGTACATAGAGATCAAGGACACCTTGGTCAACAACGAAGGCGTTGCGGTGTCAAGTGCAGTTAGTTTGAGAGATGCTGTGGTGAAACCATTATTGGGTCCTAGGGCATCAAGCATGAACGCCACGGCGGACTACGTTGACTATGAGGTGACCACGGACGGTGGGCTGTCATTCAGCACATCAGGATCAAAAGTGAGGTACGCCAATCAGTTGAGCGCGGACCTTGGCACGATGGCGACGCTGTATCCTAACGCGGTGGCCAACATGAGGACAAGGATGAAGAGCCTTGGACACAAGGAGTGGGACTACCTACCACTCTGGATGAAGACCACGCAGGCCGGAGATCTCGCACCATTGGGCTACGTGATGGCAGTGCCCATAGCCTACTGTAAACCCGGAACATCTGCACTGGTCAAGAAAAGGATAGAGGACAAAGCATTGAATTTCAAGAACATAGCATTCACAATAGACAGGTATGTGGTCAACAAAAGCAAAGTTTCACCTGAGCAATTTGTCGCGGATGGGTCGACTACTACCTTCGTGCTCGATGAGATTGTGCATGAACAAGATATCTTGGTGTTGGAGGGTACTGAACGGGTTTTCGTGGGCGATGGGGTGACCGCAGACAACAGCATTGATCCTTCATGGCTGACTTCCGACAACACCCTGAGATCATCGGATCACGAATATGGCATAGAGCTCACTCACGACACGACCGATAAAAAGACCACGATAACTTTTACCAAAGAAGTGCCAAGTGCCGGAACAATTATAAAAGTGAGCAGAAGCAACGATAAATATCTAAAATTTAGAGATAAAGGAATATTCTAATGGCGAGCAACATAGTACCAGGGAACATAGACGACACCTATCCTAGGGCGGGACAGGACAATTCATCACAGGGGTTCAGAGACAACTTCAGTGGCATAAAGAATAATTTCACAGAGGCCAAAACGGAGATAGAGGCCCTGCAGAGCAACAAAGCATCATTGAACGGATCTAGCGATTTCGCCAACAACGAAGTAATCAGGGCAAAGTTCAAAAACACATCCGAAACAGTGTATGCGCATGGAACAGTGTCTAGTGGATCGATCACCCTGAACCACAACAACGGACATTACCAAACCGCCACAATCACGGCAGATACCACTTTCGCTTTTTCAAATTTCCCTTCAGGAGCATTAGGCAGGATCATACTAGACATCACAGTATCGCCAACAGCCTCAACATTGACTTTCCCTAGTGCTTTGATAAAAGCAGACAATGTAACTGGCAGTGATGGCACGTCAGACCAAATCAGTCCCGGCCTAGGTAGGTTTTTATACGAATTCATGTCACCCGACGGTGGCACAACGGTGCTGATGCACCAACTGGGCAAACAGTACGCCTAACAGGTAAAGGAGTCTGATGTACTTCCATCCATTACAAGAAGAGATAGCAAACATGAGCGAGGAGGACATCTCCAAACGCATCAAGGAACTTTCCAGGAAGGTGGCCATAGCGAGGAGGGGAAGGAATCCCGAGATGCTGGCCAACCTACAACAGGCACTCATGACCTATCAGAACGCCATCCGAGAGAGAAGGATCGAGGAATGGCACAAGAACAACAAGAAGTTGAGAAACGAACCAGATATCGGAGACCTCATCAACATCGACTAGTAAGTAAACTAGATGTCAAACAGTTTCAGTTGGAAGACCAAATTCAAGAGCATAATCATAGTGGATGGAGAACTGTTCCCCAACGAGTACTCGGTGGAACTGCATCTCACACCACACACAGCGGACCTCAAGGAACAGACCGCGTACTTCGACAGGCTCAAGAACCTGTTCGAACAGGTGTTCGCCAACACCATAACCACGTGGCGTGAGGAGAAACTGTATTCGGTGCTGAGGCAGAACAGCACCAACAGGTTCATCGAATTACCAAGACCGCCCTATGACCAGATCATGGCCGCGGTGTGCTACTGTAAGGCCAACAGCATCTTGGACAGCAAGATCATCATAGAGAGGATAGCCTTGAGTTCATGGCAGGGTGATGGTATTACCTACACGGTTGACAAAGACAGCAGAGAGCTTATACTGTTAGATAGTCCTGACTGGTTCTCGGCAGAATACAGCAAATTTGACCCATGGTGGTTGAGGCCAGACACGGCGACATATGATGAGGAACTTGACAAGGGCATATACACAGGACACTTCAGTTGGACCAACCAACGGATCGTCGTTGACAAACAGCACCAGGAACATGCTAAAATATTTGAATTCAATCCAAAGGTGCTAGATGGCGGAAAAGACAAAGACAAATGAACACGGTGATGTTATCTTCTCAGAAGAGGATGCACTAGAACTTCTATACACTGACCCAGACCTTGACATAGGAAAACTGTGCTTTGAGGATACGGAAAAGTACTCATCGGCATTGAAAGAACTTGGATTGGATCTCCCAAGCATAAAAACCGCACCCAACAGAGAACCTTTAGTAGAATTTGACAACAAAAATATCAACAACTGGCACATGCCGGAGAAGTATTACCAGATCAATGTGTTACAATGGCTGTTGGAACGATGCCAGAACGACGAAGAACGATTGCGTGTGCAGATGGAATATGACCTTTTCGAGAAGAAAAGATTCATACGAGTGCTACAGTTC